TTTTTTCATTTATTACTCCAAATGTTTCTTCCTTACTTGCACACATTACAGGTTTTTCATTCCATTCACCTGCATTTACTAGCGTAGCATAGCATGTTACGATCAATATAAATAGTTGTAGCATCATAATTAATATTTTTTTCATTCTGGTATATTCATTGTTGCACCAGGCTGTGTTCGTTTTATTTCCTGTAACTTATGTTTCATCCACAAGGGAGTTGATTTCTTGTGACCTGGCGATGAAATGTTATCATAAGCAAATCCTGTCAGACCTACTTTTATTGAAATCTTACCACCACATCCTTGTTCTTCACAAGGAGTTTCAGTTGGAATATGTCTATCCGCAATTTTTAAATTTATTTCAAATTCGTTACCACATTTTTCACACATATAATCATAGTACGGCATGTTTTATTCCTTCACTAAACCACTTTGGTTCATGAGTATTTTTCCATCTTGCAAAACTTTTCTTCTCTTTTATATAGTAGTTCCTGTAAGCACGAACCACATCATTGTCTTTACAAGAGTCAGGCATACATTGGGGCGGGTCAGTCCAACCATTATCTTTAATATTTTTTGGTGAAGTCTTTAAAAGTTTTCCAAGTTTATCCCATGACTTGTGAACTTTGAAAACATCATTACATTCATTTGTTAAACCATATCGTATAGAATATTCTGCACTTAACATTCTAAACAATCGAAACAACCAATCATAATGTTGTTTCGATGAACGCGTCCAAATAGTTGATGGATGATTCTTATGTGCAATCTTATATAAATCTGGATGCACATCTTCACCATCAAGCACTCTATGTGCTGTTGATAATAGCTGTGCATATTCCAGAATCATCTTAACCACATGTTTATCACAATGCATTTCCGCTGCATCGTCTGGGCGTTTATCTAAAAAAAATATATTCATAATAATTCACTCCTTCAATTATATTATACCCTTTAAAACAAAATTTGTCAAGTTAGAATCTTGTTTTGTTATAAAAAATATGTGTATCAATCTGTAAAGTCATTTGTCTTTTTAGAGCCCATCTTGGCGGATTAATATAATCAGCATGATAATGAGTTGCTCCATCAGTTATGTCTATCAGATCTGGTTTGTTCATAATGTAATCTGCAATCTGTTGTGAATCTGTCCATGATCTGGTTTGCCTTGGTATGTCTCCTTTTCCATCACAATACCAACTAAATTGGCAAGCGTTTCTTTTTGGGAATCCATTTGAGTAATGTGCTCCTTCCTTGACTACCTCACAGATTGTATCTGGATATCTATTTGATCTCACTCTATTGAGAGTTACTTGTGCAACTGCCAACTTTCCTGCAGTAGATTCTATCGCAGCTTCAAAATATATGTTCAATGCTAAACATTTTTTTTCTGCTGGATCTATGAATATTTTAGGACTTTGTGATAAAATCTTTTCTAAATCATAGTTATTTTTATTGGTTGCAGGAACCCATATTTGTTGCGTGGTGCCTGAGTTCAGTTTTGAAAATGATAATATAAAAAGCACCATAAGTGTAATGAATTTCTTCATATTCCTCTTGTGTTATTGTTAATCTAGACTTTAATAGTCCAAAGTCTAAGACTTAAATAGGAGAGTTCCTACCACGGCGGGGTGCTCTAGCAATATTGCCCGTTTCCCATAACTTGGGGGCAAATTCAGAGTAATCAAAATCAGAGTACCATGTATCCCCACCTAACATAGTGGAAAATTTTGAAATGGTTCTATCCCAATCCATAGTTAATTGAACACCGAAATCTTTCGCAAGTACCACAGATATTTTTATTGGATCTGGGCCTTTCATGTCCAATTGCCGTAGTTCAGCTTCAACAATAGTTTCTATATTATCACCAGAAACTTTTTTAAGCTTGACTATTCTCTCTTCTAATTTTTTAATACTCATGGTAATAATTCTGGATAAGTTTCTTTCACTAAATTGTAAGTTAATCCTCTACATTTTATTTTTTTGTCTTTAACCTGTAGAAGAAGTTCTACCTCAGAGGGATGTATGCCCTCTAAGATTTCTGTAAATAACATTTCCCTTTTCATATCTGTTAATCCTTCTCTACCACCTTCAACAAACAAATACAATTTTCGCACGTGATAATATAGATAAGTTGGATTGGGCTCATCTGTATCTCCTTGAAATTTTGTTATTGGGGGTGAACCTGGCGGTAAGAGAAATTTTATATCTGGATGAAATGCATGTCTTAGTATCTCCCTAAGTGCTTTAGAGTTGTACTTCTTTAGTACTTCTTTTTTCTTTTCTTTATTTTTAGCTTGTGCAACTTCACTAAAAATTATTGGTAAACTTGTTGCCATAATCAAAAATCTCCAATGTGCTCCATTAGATTCTTCAAATTCTTTTTTGTAAAGTATTCCATAAGTTTACCCCGCTGTGGAGTCTGCTTATAGTATTGATTGGTTATATTTATACGAATTGAATCTGGAACATGTTCTAAATTGACCATTTCTTGATTACGATAAAAATTTCTTTTCATATCCTCAGTCCATTCAGATCTATTATTTTTCCAATATTCCATCTTCTTTTTTGATATGGGTCTTTGTCTTTTACCTTCAGTGACAAAAGTATCATCTGCAGAAAGAATATTTGGAACTCCATCTCCAGCGTCACCTTTAATAAGTTTTTCCCAAAGTGATTCCTCTGGATTACCAACTACGAAATCTTTAGTTAAAGGTGACCATTGTTGAACACCTTGATATTTCTGTAACTGAATAAAATCTTTATCACTTGATATTATAAGTGTAGGATTGACTGACACTTCTTTGTTTAATACAGCAATTACATCATCTGCCTCAGCACTTTCAACTTTTATCACTTTGTATGGAAAGTAATTACGCAAATCACTAATCATCTCATCTAGAAATTCAAATAATGATTTCCAATCAGTGCTATCATCTTCTCTTTTCTTTTTACGATTTGCTTTGTATTGAGGAAAAGATTCTTTTCTCCAATTTTTATGGGAGTCACAACAAATAACCAGACCACCAACACTACTATCATAGATTTGTTTATGTTTTTGTAAATATTGTCTTATAGTATTTAAGACTGTATGGCGTAGTAGATCCTCTTCGACCACTACATTGCCCTTTCCCATTGCCATGAAAGAACCTATCATGGTTTGAGAGAAATCAAGTAATATCATTCTGTATTTTCTATTCTAAATTTTAAAGATTCAAGAAATTGAGTCCATTGATTCATTCTCATTTCCCAATTATAAAAAGTGTCATAATATGTTTTTTGTAAAGACAACAAAGTTTGAGTCTCATCTTTGTGATAAGTCTCTATAGCCTTTCCAAGAATATGTGCATGAACTGCAACATGTTTTTCTGGGCCAGGTTCATATCCATACATCCATGCAAAGTTTGCACAAGTCTCTGGAAGAGCACCAAGATTAGGACATACCACCATACACTTGGCACTCATTGCTTCTATTGCAGAAATACAAGCTGTTTCCATATAAACAGATGGATAAGCCATAATGTGATTTTTCTGCAGCTCCTCCCTAATTTTATCATTAGATACTGTGCCATGATAATTGACACTTTCCATATCATTTGCTTTTTTATAGACATGTCGATACTGTTCATCCATGTGAGGTCTATCATAAATCTTAAAACTAGAAAAGATATTAAGTTCAGCATTTTGAACAGCTTCAGATTCATTAGTCTCTTTAAGTCTTTCCCAAGCTTGAAGTAGTAACTCCAATCCGCGATGAGGTGTACTCATGTACACACATGAAATTTTGTCTTTGGGTTTTTCGTGTTCTGGAATAGGTTCAATAGCATGTTGAATAACAACTCCATGATCATAAGGTACACCAAGATAAACTCCATATTGATACTGTTGCCAGTTACTAACAAAAATAATTTTCTCAAAGTGTAACATATTATTTCTATCTTTGAGAAATTCTACTTCTGGATCTTGTGCAAGATCATGCACCCAAAACAAACGAGGTTTGTCTTCTAATTTTCTTTTACGAGAAGCTATCCATTGAAAGTAATTTTTCAGTTCTGGATCTAATTTGTCAAATAACCATTTCTGCATTAACTCCGTACCACCTGCAGCTTTAGGTGTTTCTTCTGGAGCAAAATCACTTTCACCAAAATCAATTTTTAACGCCATAAATATCCTTTATCAATTATATAATATTTTACTAGTATCTATACCTTTTATTTTTTCGGTTTTTATTTCTGGAAGGGGAACAGGTTTAAGAATACCATCTTTCTTGTGATAGAGAGAAAACGTACCCTCAATTTCTGCTCCATCATTATGTGTTAAATCATATATAAAAGTAGTTTCATCATCTGCAGCAATTATTACTTTAGCATCTCTTAGTGCAGGTTTATCAATTCCAAAACCACTACTTCCCTCATTCAATCCTTTATCAAATCTTTCTAAGATAGTTACTATTTTTTTTAATAAGTTGTTTTGCATAAGCCTCTTAAAATAGATATAGAAAGTGGACACCTTGGTTATCGGTTTTCATGGTATGAGTATAGCACTGAGATAACCTAGCTGAAGGACAACTAGGGGAGAGATTGTGCACCACGATTAGCCCACTTTCTATTTGTTTTTCTTTATTAGTATTATAACATAAAAATATTTATCTGTCAATCAATAATATAAAAAAATAACCATGAGTTTGTCCTTGTACTTCGATACCTAGAATCTTAGGTCTGCGAACTTCTCACGAATCGTCATCACCATTCTAACGTATGCAAGTCGGCCGCGCCGCCAATCAAGTCGGCCGGACTCGTTACTCTTGCAACAACCTCACATAACATTCCTACCTCAGAGCTTCGAGAGGGAGTTACCCTAGCAGAGCAGTCTACGATCTGTTGCTATCTCTGAACCAAACCTTCCACCAACTTAGAATGCTTAGGTTATTTTTTTATATCATAAATTAGAAGTAAATTGTTTATCAGTTATGGCTTTTGTTTCTGAGATAGTGGTATAAACACTATTATCTTCTCTTATATGAGAATAATCTTTTTCATCCATCTCATTAGTCCAAACTAAATTTATGTCTGAATAGAAGACCCCTACAGACCTTTTTGGTGTTCCATCTGGATAGTAAGCCATTGCAACACATTTTGGAACAACCTTGTTAGTCTCTTCTTCTCCTGAGAACATTCCAATCCAATCACCAGTTTTCAAATAATATTCACAATATCTAATATATGCTTTTTTATGTTCTGCTGCATTAGCGGCTTGTTGTTTTTGTTGGGGTGGAGTTCTAAAACCCCTTGCAGTTTTAGTTAAAGTTGAAACATTAAGTTTACTTTGTTTAATCCACTCTTTGACATTCTTAAAAGAATACTTATCATCATCTGGAAGATCTAAAACAGATTTAGCAACATTCTTATATTCAGCAGGTTTCTTTTTAGCCCTCATTTCAGCAAGACGAACTCTCAATTTCTCTTTAGTTTCCTCAGAAAGCTTTCGTTTTTTCTTCATAGGTTTAACTGCTTCTCTTTTTACTTTTGTTTTCTCAGTCATCATTTATCTCATAAAAGGTTATTTTATAAACTGAATACAATAATCATAGTTATGTACATCATACCAAATAATATTATTGCCTTCAAAATTTCTGTAATGTAAAACATAATCTTACTCCTTTTCAAAATTATAAAGATTCTTTCAACATAGCTTTTTCCTGTTCTTTATTAGCAGGATCTTCAGTTACAGTAACATCAACTTTAGGATCACTTGGAGTTACCCTAACACCATAAGGTTGAAACCTATGATTAGGCCCGTCTGGTAACTTAGTTATCTTACCACCATTTTTAAGAAACCTACTTACTGCTTGATTGACTTCACTTCTGTTCATTTTGATATTCTCTGACATGGGCTTCTGCCTCGTTAATAGTTTTGTAGAATGAACCACTCATTTCTACATCGTCTTTGTACTCTCGTACAAAGTATTGACCAGAAGGATTACCAAATATTGTGGTTTCACCTTCTTCTAAAATTTCAATTGTTGCGTGTTTCATATCTTTTCTCACTTTCTTATATTACTATACAGAATAACGATAACATTGTCAAGTTTTTTTTTTATAAATCTTCTTTTGGAATAACTTGATAACCAGATTTGTTATATGCAATAGAAACAGTAAAACCTTCTGGCATCTTAACTTCATGTTCTTCTTTACGAACTTCTTTCTTGTTTAGTTTCATCATCCTAGAAACAAAATCATCTGGAATGTCATCCAGTTCAGAAGTTCTATAATAAGGTTTAGGGGTGTTAGTTAGTGCAGATTTTTTATTCGTTCCAACTACAGGATTTACTGCTTGATCTTCATCTGGCTCAAAGAAACAGCCAGGTGCCACTTGATGTCTTTTCATAATGCTCCATTAAAAATATTTTGATCTAACCATACCCAATACTGATCTGGTAAATTTATCCATCTGAGAAATTCACACATTTTCGTAAATAGGTAATTACATATATCATTATACATTATCCAATACCAGTCCAT